CACGAAGTTCACTCTTCTCCGTGCGCCCTTAGCTCAGTTGGATAGAGCAACGGCCTTCTAAGCCGTAGGTCGTAGGTTCGAATCCTACAGGGCGTGCCATTAAGAAACAGGCACTTACGCCAGCTTCAAACCAGCCTGATTTCCTCCCTGTGTCGTATTTGTGTCATGGTTGCCAAAAATGGCATCTATTTTCCGCGCGTGTTCGCTTAAATGGTTCGGTGCCAGGTGAGCATAACGACGGACCATTTCGATCGACTCCCAGCCGCCCATCTCCTGCAGCACGGACAGCGGCACGCCGGACTGAATTAACCAGCTCGCCCAGGTATGCCGGAGGTCGTGAAAACGGAAGTCCTCTATACCTGCTTTTGCCAGGCCAATGCGCCAGGCGCTGTTATCGTCCACGCGCATCTTCCGGACTGCTGGAGTGACAGTTTTATCCGGGCGCGTCGATGGTTTCGTGTGAACGAATACCCACCTTGAACTTTTCCCGATCTGATCCCTTAACACCCTGCATGCGGTATCATTCAGAGCCACGCCGATAGCCTTGCCCGCCTTCGCGTTCTCCGGATTTACCCATGCAACCTTTCTCTGCATATCGACCTGCTGCCACTCCAGTTCAATGATGTTGGAGCGGCGCAGGCCGGTTGCCAGCGCAAATATCACCACCGGCTTTATCGACTCCGGCATGCAGGCAATTAACCGTTCTGCCTCGTCCCTGGTCAGCCATCGGATGCGTTTGCTGATCGGCTTTTTCGTTTTTATAACCGGGACCGTTTTAATCCAGCCCCAGTCATTAGCCGCAGCCTTGAACAGAGAGCGCATAAAAGAAAGGTGCTGGCTCTTTGTGGCCTGGCTTACCGGCTTTTCAGTATATGGCGGCGGCTCCTTTCCCCGGCGTATAGCCGCGTCACGACGAGATTCCCACACCTGAATATGCTTGCGGTTGACCATCTTCGAAACGGCTTCATTTACCTGATCTGCCGTGATGGTCGAAATATCCCGGCCAGAGAAATGACGAAGGAAGTATTCGATTTTGGTTTTATCGTCATCGAGGGACCGCTTATGCTCTTTCTCGCGGATCCACCTGATGCAACATTCCTCAAACGTCCTGGTCGGCAGTTCCCCGATTTTATCCACCCGCCACGCTTCAGCCTTCAGCTTGTCGTGCAGCTCCTGCGCTTGTTTTTTGTCCCCCGTGCCAAGAGATCGTCTAATTCTTTTCCCTGACGGCGTAACGAAATGACAGTGCCAGACGCCGCCTCTGAGGGTGATTGACATAAAATTTCTCCTTTATGTTCACCCGCGCTCGCGGAAACAGGATCGCGCGGGTCATGTAAATACGCAATACAGGCGACATCGGTCGTGCGGTATTTGTTACCGATCTTCTTCCCGGCCAGCTGTCCCGAGTCGATAAGTCGGTAGACAGTTCTTGGCGAGGTGATTAGGAGTTCAGCCGCCTGTCTGGCTGTCAGTGTTTTTGCCTCAACCATGCATTTCCTCCAGGCAAAAAGAACCCGGCGTGGGGCCGGGCAAAAGGGATAACGGAGCAGTGCTTTCGCACCCAATAGCCAGCTCATAACTGGCTATAAGTTGAGTCATGCGAATCTGAATTTTCGGCGAGACTCCTCATCGCCTCTCAGCTTTTGAATCAGTTTGTATGCTTCCGGCGCGCGCCATTTATCCCCAACACACTCTCGATTCATCACTTCGACTAGGTCATCCCACTGCTCAATAATCCCTTTGAAGGTGGGAACTCGTTTAGCGATAGCAGGGAAGTGATCGCGAATCTCCGGGATGGACTCCAACAACTTCATGCACCGCAGCATGTCTGATGGGTCGTGCGGCGCGCCGAAATGGCTACCGTAAAATGGCTTGTCCAAACCCAAAGCGATAGATGCCATCGTCGCACTGCTCACGCCGACATCGCCTGTCGCTTGCCACTGCAAAACCTTCATAGCCAAATCTGACATAATCTCTCCTCATGCCGCGCGCTGGGCACGCAGCGTAAAATTACTTCCGCCAGGCGAAGGCAATCGGCTCCGGCGTAATCCACAGGTGGCGCATGTTCGCCACGTTCACCACATCAGAATCCCGCGGGTAAATCTCCACGGCATCACGATCGCCATAGCCCACGGCTGACTTTATCTCCTGCAGCGCATCCCAACTGATGCCATCCTTCCACCGTCCGGAACTGCCAATGCTGGTGGTATTCACCGTCAGGCGAATGACACCGTTGTCTTCCTGAAACTCCTGGACCAGAAAGTAAGAGTTAGCCCACACGTTGCTCCGCTTGGGGTCGTGGCATCGTACCGGCCACTGCGATTCCGGTACCGGCTTGAGTATTCCGATCACGTCTCATGCTCCTTAATTTTTCTATATGGTCTGCTGTTTCGATTTCTTCGGCGATCCGCTCGGCGTGTGCTTTGGTCAGTGGCTCGAATTCATGCTGAAAGCGGCCCATGCTGGCGATGCAGGTGCGACCGTTGCGGATGTAGTGGATGACTTCGTGGGTGGCGCGGAGGATTTTGCATGGCGCGCCGTGGGGATCGGCGTACCAGGTATTAGGCTGGATTATCCTGAACATTGGGCACCACCTTAAATTCGATTACCCAGACCCAGGGGTTGGCCTGCCAGTTTTCTTCGCCGTAGATTGACTTCCACATCTCTTCCCACACCTGAAAGCCATAAGTGGCAGGGCGGAAGTCGTAAAGACCACAGCCGATTTCTTTACAGATATCCCCAAGGGTAATGGCCTGCAATCGCTCAACGCGCACACTGGTTATTTCCAGCAGAATACGGCTGGCCCAGCGCGGCATATGGATGGATGGTGTCCATGCACCTTCAAAATCGAAGCCATCCGGAGAAGTCCAAAGACCATAATTATTTGGTTTCTGAATCGCACTGGCACGGTATATGCGCTGTGCATCCTCTCTGTTGCAAAGATTACCGTCAGCATCGACTGGATGGCCGTCTTCATTCCCTATGCATGAGAAGGTTTCACGCACCCAGATGCGATCGCCTACGTCACCAAACGGACATGGGTGCGCCGATAGCGCTTAACACTTCGCTATCCAGTTTCGCGTATTTGGTCATGCTGCACCGCCTTCATTCTTCTCGGCCTCAGCCGCCATCTGCTCAAGCCGTCGCGATAACTCGGCGGCCAGCGTCTGGAATTCTTCTTCTGTCGCCACCGGGATCGGCACAAAGCGAATCCCGATATGCGCCAGGTGGTTTGCAATTTCGAGGCTTTTCCTCAAATCAACTGGTGAGGCTCTGTTCATGCCGCACCGCCAGCGTGCCGCAGCCAGATGCAAACCGCGCCATCGTCCGTGTCGTGAATTGAACCGACAAACCAACCATCGCCGGCAGGTGTTTCTGGCTGCCACGCTGAAATGTCATAACCGTCAACCTCGGGATCGAAGTCATCCTCATCACGGTACTCTACTTTCCACTCAAGGCCGTTCTTATCCAGCCAGACGTTAAATTCATCAGGTGAGATAGACTCACGCCCATCGCAAAATTCATCGTAAAGCGGGTGAGTCCAGTAACCGTATTGGTCGCGTTCGACGGGTAGGGCTTTAAATTCTGTTGTCATTGTTCAGCTCCAAACCGCCCGTTAAGGCGGCCAGTTTTGACGACAAACTCCAGGAGGCTAACTCCCAGAGCTTCAATTTTCTTGTGATGCTTGTTGATGATGGGAGGCACCGTTTCGTTCCAGTTTGGCTTTGGCTTCTTGCGCATGGCCTGCTGGATTTCCTCGGTGCAGCGGCGGCAGGCGGCGCGGATGGCGTTGTCTGTTTCTGGCGTCATGCGGCCTCCCGGCGGGCGAGAAGTTTCGCCCCGAAAGCCATTAGCTCGTCCCGGTCCACAGTTGCGAAGTGGCAGTGTGTACGCGGGTACGGTCGCCAGATGATGAGCATTGAGCCTTTGTTATTTCCCGATACTGGCTTACCGGTGACCGGGTTGATAAATGCAAGCCGCCCGGCGGTGATGAGACGAACCTCACTGGCGGTCTGGATTGCCTCCTTGAACCAGCCAACCGAAGTGTCTGCCGGAACCAGCATGACCGTGCCGATCTGATTGGAGCTCTCGGCAGCGGCCTTCTTAACGAATGGCGTGATGTCGCTGTAAGGTGGGTTCAGCCAGACGTAGCCGGGAATACTCAGGTAATCAGCCCAGGGCGTTTCCAGCGTGTTCTGCTCGGCGGTGATGAACTTCCTGCACAGTGTGTTATGCGGCGCTGCGGCGGCATCAAGCTGGAAGCAGAACTCAGCATCAAGGGAGGCGAAGAGGGCTGGTGGAGTGCGCCAAAGGTCTCGCTGGTCGAGCGGTGTTTTACTTCCGCCATAATCACCATTCATCTTCTCGGCTGGCAGCGCCGCGGCGATACGCTCACCGATCCATCGCATTACCGGTACCGCCATGCTGTTGCCGATGGCTTTATAGCGTGGCCCGTCCGGGCATTCATCAGCATCCTTCCCGCGCCAGCCGATCAGAGTGTGATTATCAGGAAAGCCCTGAAGGCGCTCGCACTCAATCGGAGTAAGTCGGCGCACGGCAACACCATGCATTACCGCCGGTGCAAGGTTGGTTCCGCTGCTGGCGCTGGTTAATGTCGGTGATTGCTCTTCCGCATAACCAATGCCACCCGCTTTCGCACCCTGTCCGGCCTTGAATGCATACGCAATAGCTGGCGGCTGGCCGCTGTTAGCGTGGCTTTTATCGTGGTTTCCAGCGCGAATCGTAGGCGATAGATCCGACGTCGCATCAGCTCCACTGTCTTTGTAGCTAAATGCAATGCAGGCGTTTTCTTGTCCGTTATTGCGCCCAAGTGTGTGTGCCAGTTCGCAATTGGTATCTGGATCCTGCGTGCCGTGCACTGCGAAAGTCTCAGTATCAAAATCCAGCCTGATTCCATGCGCGGTGCAGGCGGTCGCCACATCAATATGACCGGCAGTATTGCCACCGCCAAAAGCAATCAGATGTCCAGCTTGTGCCTGATTGTCATCTGCGCCACACGTTCCAACGCCTCGTGCAGTAAGGGCGGCAACAGCCTTTTGCGTTTCTCGGCGCGGCGCAGAATCCCGGCGCACGCTGTCGAGCTCAAAAAGTACCGCTGCGGGATCGAATCCTTTTCGAGCACTTGCGACAACGAACACACGGCGGCGTCGTTGGGCCACTCCGAAAAATTGAGCATCAAGGACGCGCCAGGCAATAACCCTTTCTGGTCCAGACACACAACCAGCGTGCGTCCATTTTCCCCCTGCTGGCTGAAACTCACTGCTTTCTCCGGCAAGTCCTGCCAGAAAGCACCCGAAGGCATTGTCTTTGCTGCTGAGCACGCCGGGGACGTTTTCCCAGACGATGATTGCTTCTTGCTCACCGCGTTCGCGGCGCTTTGCGTCGATTGCATTGGCTAATTCCACGTAAGAAAGAGTTAACTGCCCGCGGTCATCAGAGAGGCCTTCACGTAAGCCGGCGATGCTGAATGCCTGGCAAGGCGTACCACCGACAAGAACATCAGGCGCTTCTACTTCACCAGCGCGAACCGCCTCGGCAATTTTGGTCATGTCGCCGAGGTTAGTTACTTCTGGCCAGTGATGGGCGAGAACTGCTGAAGGGAAGGGTTCGATTTCAGAGAACCAGGCAGGTTTCCAGCCGAGAGGTTCCCACGCTTTGCTGGCAGCTTCGATACCGCTGCACACGCTTCCGTATTTCATACCGCCTCCTGCCTTTCCCGATATTCCTCAGCGAGACGCTGCGCCTTTAGTGGATTGCTGACCACTTCACCCCATGGCATTAGCCAGCCGTTACCAATGAAGGGAAGGCACAGAGTGCCAACCCTGATGTCGTCGTGAGCGTGAGTCATAGGATGGACTCCATTTCGTCGATGTAGAGGCCCTGAGCAATCAGGCGGCGACGGCGGGCGGCACGCGCTATGCACTCCTGCCGTCTGCCTTCCTGCGATTGCTCAATGGCGCGCCGGGTGAACAGCCGCGATTTACCCTGCGGCGTTACGACCTTTGGCTTCGTGACCAGGTCGAATGTCCGGTCGCAAATGCCGTCCTCGTTGAGCCATTTTTCAGACTCAACAATCTGCGCTATCTGCCCGGTGCCGCGGGTGATGCCGTTTGCGACCCGGTTAAACTCGATGAGCGTTACGCCAAACTTCTCCGCGATTTCGCTGCCAGTAACCGGGCGGCCACGCGTCTGAATCATCCAGATAACGCGTTCACGGAGGCCGGAGAATTGCCCGGTGCGCCCGGGCCTGCGGTAGAAGGGTGTGCGTTTCATTTCCACTGTTCCCCGAACGTGAATCCGATCTCCGCCAGCGCCTCGTCCATCTTCTCGATGAACTCCGGCACCATTTCGTTGAAATCGGTCATGTACTGCGCATCGCGCTCAACGACGACATGGTGAATACCTTCGCGCTTCATGCGCGGGTCGTAGTTGGCAAAGAACCAGGCGTCTTTGCCTGTCACCCACATGCTGTACTGCACCTGGGCCATGTACGCAGACTTGATGGCTTCGAAACCCCCAAGGCGGAATTTCATGAAGTCGCGAGACGTGAAAGGGCATTTAAGCTCAAGGCCAAACCCGTTACTGCAAAGGCCGTCAGGGGAGCACGCGGTGCGCATGCTCTCGTCACGGAACAAGATCGGAGACTCCGTGACTTTCACGTCCGTGGTGAACTCGAAGAGGGTGCGGGCGTCTTCCTCGTACTGCTTTCCCCAGGCCAGCGCCTTGGCGTTAACCTCTGGCGCCACGCCGGTGCATACCTCGGCGAGTAGAGTGTGGAAGTAGGACATCTTCATGTCTGTCCATTTCTTTCCCGATCTTGGCTTGGCGATGACGTTGTGAGCGTCAGAGGCAGTAATAACTCCGAGTCTCGCCCTTGCCCATGTCTCGCTACCTTGCTCAATTTGTGCGATTGGCCCAAATATTTGCTCAAATTTAATGAGCCACCTGTTATCCATACTTCCTCTCCTTACGGCAGTTGGCTCTTGGCGGGATGTTAATTCCTCTATTGTTGTAGCCATTACACCATTTGTGGATGGTTGCTGGCTTCACGCCAAAATGATTCGCCGCGGCTCCGGCGCTTTCAAAACGCAACCTATCAACAAACCAGTAAAACGATGTACTTCTGTTTTCCGCCTGCTTGGTAACTGTTGCCCATCTGCAATTTTCTTTTGAATACGGGCCTTCATTGTTCTTCCGATCTAGCTGATGCTTAGGCGTAGGAGGGAGACCCATATCTTCAATAAATAGCTCGAACGTCAGCCACCTTTCGCAGATACCGCGCTTACTGTATTTTTCGAAGTCTTTGTTGTTTTGGTTCGTGCAGCGATTTTTCATCCCGCTCCAAATCCTGTAAACACGGGTATTGCGCTGGCCATGAGTGGGGTTTTTTCCTGTCATGCATCCGCAGCTGCTTATTGAGTTGTTTTTAAGCTGATTTGCGGCCCTATGGCAGGAATTACCGCACACACAAAGGCATAGATACATCCTTCTTCCTCTCAGCATGTGCGAGTATTCTTTGACGGTTAAGTGCCCGTATTTTTCTCCGGGCATAAGTGGATTTGTAGTGGCATAGTGAATTTGGCCACCTGAACAGAGGTGATATCATCACCTCATAGTCAAAACAGGTGACATTATGACCGGACGTAACAGACGTAATTTT